TGTGATTATTGAGGGTATTGTTAACCCAACGAATATTAGTGCAGTAACGTGGCTTGATGTGAATGCTATGGCACAGGGATCACAGCCATCATTTGCCCAGGTTGCAACGTCTTGGACGGGAGGTGTTGCTACTGGTGGTGAGCAAATTTTCGCCTTTGCCGCTCCGGCTCCATCAGGAACCTCTTCACAATGGGGAGCAGTAAACGACAGGCTTGATTTGAGTCCGTTGAAAGAATTGACTAACTCGCCGATTGGTGGAGATGGCGTATATCCGGATGGCCCTGAAGTTCTTGCCATTAACATAAGGCTTAGAAACGGAACAGCTAACGGAACTGTACTCCTCAGATGGTCAGAAGCGCAGGCATAATAGTCCTGCTGCTTCTTGCCTCTTGCAGTCGCAAGGCGACGGTGACGGAGTATGTGAAGCAGATTCAGATCGACACGATACAGATGCCGGTCTACACGACGACATACATCCCGGTTGAGTGTGACTCAGCCGGGGTGTTGAAGGCTTTTAAATACGAAACAGCATCAGGTCCTGTTAAGGTCTCTTTATTTTCAGACAGCGGCAGGGTTGTCGTGAAGTTGAAGGTTGACACTGTCGTTCAGCGATATCGAGGGGATACTGTCTATCGTGAGATTGTAAAGACTAAAACTGTTGTGCCTAAGTGGGTTTTCGCTGTCGTTGCGCTTTGTGTTATATTTGTGCTGCTGACTAGAATATGAAGAAAACCCCTGGTCCATTTTCTCACAAGAAGAACCCGATAGACTTGATTCGGAATGGCCGGAAGATTGGAGAGGCTACCGGTGGGGAGTACATTCTAAATCCCAGTCAGGTGTCCAAGATTAAGGGGTTGGCTGGGAAAAATAACAAGGATGGATTACATAGTTATATTTGCAGCATCATTAAAAAATTCGAGAAATGAAAGGCTGTTCAAAATGCAAAAACAAAACCTGTACCTGTGATATGAAAAACACCAAGTATGCTAAGGGCGGTAAGACGCCAATGAAACCCACCACCTATGCTAAAGGCGGTAAGTCTCCTCTACCTGGAATGAAAAAGCCTAAATCATCTTGCAAATGAAAAAGAAATCATATAGTACTGGAGGTAAAGTAACTCCATTTGGCCGGGCTTTCTCTGGTGCTAGAAAAGCAGGCAAAGAGACATTCACATTTGGTGGTAAGTCATATCACACTAGAACAAAGGAGGAAGAGGATGCTAGAATAGCATCTGGTAGACCGTCATCCTACACCCCTATTGAGAAAATGCCGAGTGGTAAAATGGCGACTTCTGTGACGAGCTCTTCTGTTAATAATAAAGCGGCTACAGAGATAAAGTCAGCTCCCGCCGCAAAAAAAGCGACTACAGAGCCAAAATCAGCCACATCAATGGACAGAAAAGCGTATAGAGAACAGGCTAAAAGCTCTGTCCCAACAAGAAAGGAAGCGAGATTTGAAAGATTCAAAGATCGTGTTGATGCAAGAATGGAAAGGAAAAGAAAAAGAAGATTGTAATGCCTAAGATAAGTACATATCCTGTAGTAACTCCTGCTAGTAACGACTTATTGATCGTTACTGACGCAAGCGATAGTAATGCAACGAAAAATGTTACTATTAGTAGCCTGTCATCGTTGGTATCTTATTCTGAAATTTACGATAGCTCTGCCGGCGAAGTAACAGCGATTGCTTCGCAAAACTCGTTTGTTCTTTTGAATGCGACTACCACTCAGGGAAATTCGAATGATGTTTCGCTGACAACCAACAGCCTTGGGCGAATAACAAATACTGGCGCATCTAGGACTTTTTATGTGACCTACTATGTTTCAGCATCATCTTCTAATAACCAGAATTTGTTGTTTCGAATACATGTAAATGGAGCCCCAGTGGCGCATTCCGAATCAGACACAATAACTTCTAGTGGTGGAAAGGCATCAAGCGTATCAAACGCAGCTATTATCACTTTAGCTACTAATCAGTATGTTGAAATTTATGTAGCAAACGCTACAGCTGCCAATAATGTGACCTTAGAGCATTTTAACCTTATAATGAGACAATTATGATGAAACCAAAACCCACTGCAAAAGACCGCATGATGATGCTTAAGAAGAAGCATGTTCGCGATGTTGAGAAAGACACCAATAAATATCCTGATGGCACTGTTGAAAAGTCAAAGAGTGTATTCAGGAAAGACGGGGGTCAAAAAGTTAAGGTAAAAACAGCCTCTCCTAATGGTGAGGTTAAGAAGACGAAGATTGTCCGCAAGTGAAAGACGCCTGTTACAGAAAGGTCAAGGCTCAATATGACGTCTTCCCTTCTGCAAGGGCGTCACAAGCTATTGCCAAGTGCCGGAAGCAATCTGGCTCTGTGCGCAAGGGAGAGGCTGGGTCAAATCTGAAACGCTGGGAAGCGGAGAAGTGGAAGGACACAAGAACTGGCAAGGCTTGTGGTGCAGGTGGGAGCAACGAATACTGCCGTCCTAGTCGCAGGGTGTCATCAAAGACGCCAAAGACTGCATCTGAAGTCGGTAGTGCTAAGTTAGCGGCAAAAAAGAGGGAGAAGGCACGGGTGGGGATGGGAAATAGAGTTAAACCAATTTAATATGATACGAAAAGTAGGAATAGGCCAGGATTACAAGAATGGCATGCATTACGAGCTCAATCAGCCTGTAATCAACAAGACTGGCGATTTTAGGATATCCTTAATTAAGAAGGATTCATCAGGTGGCATTAAGATACATATCTCGAACTCACGCAATGAGCACATGCTCTGGAAGGAGTTTAATGCCTGTATGCCGATATCAATCGAGTATGAAGTTATCTGATGCGTTCACCATTTCAGTTTATCGTCAGGCCGAAGGGAGATCGGCGTTATGACAACACCCGGGATTGGGGTGTTGACTTCATTGTAAGTGTTTCTCAGGAAGACCACAGATTCTCAAATAGGTATGCCGAGGTCATCAGCACGCCAATGGACTACAGCGGTTCTATCAAGCCTGGGGATACGCTGATTGTTCACCACAATGTATTCAAGTTCTACTATGATATGTATGGTAGGCAGAAGAGTGGCAAGTCTTTCTTTGGGGAGAATACGTTTGTGTTAGACTACGATCAGTTCTTCTTGTTTAAGTCTGATGATGGTAGGTGGCATGCTCACGATAAGTACTGTTTCATAAAGCCTTCGGATGAGAAGGAGTGGGTGCTGTATAAGGGCGGCAATTCGGAGCCACTGCATGGCACTATCCGTTATATTAATGATGAGTTGATAGCACTTGGGCTGAAGGAAGGCGATGAGGTCATTTATCAACCAGAGAGCGAGTATGAGTTCGAGGTTGATGGGGAGGTGCTATATCGTATGTTTACCAGTAACATTGCCATCAAGATATGAAGACTAATGAGCAGTACAAGAGGGATATAATAAAAGCTGGGCGCAAGGCTGTGGAGCATCTCATTAAGGTTGCTGAGCAGGAGATTATTACTGGCGGGGAGGATGAGTTGAGTGCTGATAGGATGAAGAATGCCGCCGCCACCAAGAAACTAGCGATTATGGATGCATTCGATATATTGACGAGGATACAGCAGGAGGAGGACATACTGAATGCTCCTATGGCATCTAACGAAACGCATGGACAAGGATTTGCAGAAAGACGTTCAAAATAGCCTATACAGAGTGCTGCCTGCGCCCGTTCAGAAAAAGAAGTGGGTGTATGGGTATAATAGGGAGTATGACATTGTCGTTATTTCTAAGGATGGCACTCTCGGGGCTGTATATGAGATATCTGGGTTGAAGATAGGCATACCCGAGGTGCCTAAGCAGGTGTATCAACGGTCAAGCAAGAAGTCTGAGCAGTATTGGGAGCGGGTGAACTGTCCGCCTCAATTAGAAAAGATAAAGTCAATATTTCAATGGAATGAGATGCCGCGTGACTTCAAGGAGTCATATGCGCCATACATTGAGTCTGAGTTTGATAAGAGAGATGTGGGGGCGTGGTTTATGAACAACGGAGTGCCGACATACATTACGGGTGCGTACTACATGTACCTTCAGTGGAGTAAGATTGACGTTGGATACCCTGACTTCCGGGAGGCTAATAGGATTTTCTTCATTTTCTGGGAGGCATGTATGGCTGATAATAGGTCATTCGGTATGTGCTACTTAAAGATTAGGCGTTCCGGGTTCTCGTTTATGAGTTCTTCAATGGCTGTTAACCTTGGCACATTGTCACGCAACGCTCGTATTGGCATACTATCTAAGACTGGTGCTGATGCCAAGAAGATGTTTACGGACAAGGTTGTGCCCATATCAACGAACTATCCGTTTTTCTTCAAGCCCATACAGGACGGCATGGACAAGCCGAAGATGGAACTTGCCTATCGACTGCCGGCATCGAAGATAACCCGCAAGAATATTCACGAGGTTATGTCTGACTCATCGCCGGATGGGCTGAATACGACTATTGACTGGCGCAATACCGCTGACAACAGCTATGACGGTGAGAAGTTATTGCTGCTGATACATGATGAAAGTGGGAAGTGGCTGCCACCAGAGAATATCCTCAATAACTGGCGGGTTACTAAAACGACTCTGCGTATAGGCAGTAAGATTGTCGGCAAGTGCATGATGGGCTCTACCTGCAATGCCAAGGCAAAGGGAGGAGGGAACTTCAAGGAGCTGTATGATGACTCTGATGTGACCAAGCGAAATGCCAATGGTCAGACCAAGAGTGGTATGTACAAGCTGTTCATCCCTATGGAGTGGAACTTCGAGGGGTATATTGATAAGCATGGATGGCCCGTCATTAACTCGCCGGCATCCCCTGTTGTTGGCGTTGATGATATGGAGATTTATACCGGTGCTGTCAACTATTGGGAGAATGAAGTTCAGTCGCTCAAGTCGGACCAGGATGCACTGAATGAGTTTTACAGGCAGTTCCCGCGCACGGAGGCGCATGCGTTTCGTGATGAAAGCCGAATGTCGCTATTCAATCTGACCAAGATATATCAGCAGATTGACTTCAATGACGGCATTATGATTAACACAACGCTAACTCGTGGGTCGTTTC